GCCCATCTGGTGATGGGCGTTACTCCGCAGGGGCGGTGCGTCCATTCTTAGTTGGGTCGGATCCTCTTCAAACCAAAATCATGCAACAACTACAACTAGCTCTTTTCCAAAAGATTATTATCTTTTTGGACAGGTACTACTTGAAAGTTGGCGCTGATCTTGGACTTATCCGAGAATGGGTTTCATTAGTTGATAAGAGGTTAACGACGCGGGGACCGGTTGACACTGTGGCTTGGATCAAATTGATCCGCCTAGCCTCAACTCGGTACCTGTGTGCCAGTCCATTATCACCTAATGAATGCCCTGGGGTGGAGCTGGACGAGTGCGGTTTACCGAAAATCGCAGTCGCTCAACTCCTCCGTGACCGTCAACCGAACCAGATATGACTCGGTCTAACATTACTGAATGTTAGTCGGATCATAAAAGGAACGAAGGCCGCTGACCTTAGTACAATAACTGAGCCAGGAAAAGATTTTGACTCTAGTTTAAGAGCCTCTTTTGCTGCCACAGTTAAAAGACTAGGCTGGCGACTGGAACGTCCCATCTGGGAAGGTTGGCACGTCACTACCAAGGCAGGCCCGAATGCTCAAGCTCTATTGGGTGCCATCGAGGACGTTTCCCTTCTCTCAGAGTCCGATATCTCGGACATTGGTATTCTGGGAGGGGAGGAAATTGTCCGGGCGATTGGAACCCTCCAGCTCTTTAGCCCCCTTGCCTGGCTTAACAAGTTTAGTTTAACTCCGAAGGGTCGGAGATCTAAGCTTGCTAGGATCAGGGACAAGGAAACTAAGTGCAGGATTGTTGGAATCCTTGATTATCCGACACAGTCAGCTCTTTACCCTCTACACAGCGCCCTTATGGGTCTTCTGAAGAGGCTGAAGCCTGATTGTACGTTTAATCAAGGTTCCTTTAGAGCCACACTACCTCTGAAAGGACCGTATTATTCATATGATCTCTCAGCTGCGACAGACCGGTTCCCTTGCAAGCTGCAAGAGGCCGTTTTGGCACAGTTGATTGATCCTGAATATGCGGCAGCATGGCTGAGAGCGACAACAGACCGAGACTTTGCGGTCACATGGATTAGACCATCGACTAGCGTTCGCTATTCGGTGGGTCAACCCATGGGAGCGTACAGTTCTTGGGCTCTGTTTGCCGTTTCCCATCATGTTGCTGTTCGGCTCGCGGCTGAAAGGGCTGGATATCCAGACTTTCAGGCCTACGCTCTCCTTGGCGACGATATCGTTCTAACCAATGAGAGTGTAGCCCGTGAGTACCGAACTCTCCTTGAAGAGATAGGTGTAAGCATTTCCGACACAAAGTCACATGTATCAAAAGATACATATGAGTTTGCTAAGAGATGGATACACCGTGGAACTGAGGTATCCCCGGCTCCTCTAGGTTCTCTGTTCGAAGCGATGCGCCTCGATAAGAAGTGGAATAACGGTTTTTCTCACCCTGAGAAAGGCGTTCTTTTCATTTCTTATTACGAGGTAGCGACTTGGTTCAGAGAGCTAGAGGCCCGGTGGGTACCGCGATCCTACACTGTGGTAACCCGGGGCTTGGTTGCTTCGCTCTTAAAACTTTTAACTCCATCTTCTGCATATGCAGAGAGATTGGCGGAAAAAGCGTTTAAGTTCTTCTTACTACCTTCAAGAGAAGATAGCAAGAACCTGAGACGAGAGAAAGCAAGAATCTTGCTTTCACTAATATCAGGTAACATCTTTTCTTGCAACCTCGCTGGGTCTTATAATGCGACATTCCCGTCAGTAGTTGATCGCGAAGGTGACGCTGTGAAGTTCCCCGAACTTAACAGTGCTCCTGAACGTCCTCTAAAGGCGGATGAATGGCTCATGATATGGCTCAACGAATGCAAGGCAAGGGTGTTAGAGGAAGCAATCAAGAAGCAGTTAGCATCTTTACAGAGGTTTCAATTAGAACTTTGTAAATATGTTGATCTGCTTCCTGAAGGGTTGGATGCCCAATCGACACTACTTTCCTTGCCTCCTCTTGCTGTGGTTGTGCGAAGTATCGCGCAACTGCAACAAGAGTTTGATAAGGCGCATAAGGTGAGAGATTCAACTGATCCCCAGCATTGGTTAGAGCTGGAGGTTAGGTTGTTTCTTGATCCTTTTGCGACCCTATCGACAAGGAAAAGTAAGACCATTGCATCTAGTAAGGCAACTGTCCTTAACCACGTTACGGCTATGCTCCGCGGTATAGATCGAGTGCGTGCCCTTGCAGTATCCAACATAGACCTGAAAAGTCTTATGAAGGATATGCAAGATCACGTAGTCGTTCCTACTCGGGGTGATAGACGTAAACGGCGCTCTATTGGGAAAGGTCCCAAGATGAGCTAGGGTAAGGGTTGCAGTCCTTTCACCGCTCCTTCCTAAGGGTTAGCCTGTTGGCGTCCTTAGACGGGTTGGCGTTGGGAGGGGTCTTCTAGATGCGAACCTTGCGGTAGTGACGATGTCACCACTAGTCGTGGCAAGCTTCGAGCCCCTCATTTGAGGAGAGTCGAAGATTGGCTCAACCTACAAGGTGGCCTCCTTCTCTCATAAGCCTAGGGCCCTTAAAGTTAACAACTTGTGAAAGTCAGTCCTTTAAGGTGATACCCGAAGCTCCACAGTGTCTTATAACTTCTTTGCAGGCCTGACGCTTTGCGTTCAGCACCCCTGTACCTCTCCTCACCGTGTTGGCAAGGTAGTGGCTTACCAGCGGTGGGTGAAGTGCAGGTTCTACTGTTCGCATTCCGGCAGCCGGAAGAGGTTATGAGATAGCACTG